CTACCAACCCCCTTCCAAGGGAAATTGCTGGGAGCCCCACTCCAAGAGGAATTGCCGGTTTAGCTGCGTCTAATCCGGATACAGCATCGCGTCTTGCTGGGATGGGGCTAGGGTTGTGGACTTAGAGAAAGGGTGAGTCGATGGACCATGCAAAGTTAATCGCTCAGCTTCGTCTGCATGAAGGGGTGGAGCATAAGCCCTACACCGATACGGTGGGCAAGCTCACTATAGGGGTGGGCCGAAACCTGGCCGATCGTGGGCTGTCCGAAGACGAAATCGACTACCTATTGCAAAACGACATCGGGATAGTGGAAGAGGAGCTGACACAGTGGTGGCCTCATTGGCGTTCCCTCAATCAGACAAGGCAACTCGTCGTTGCCGATATGATGTTTAATATGGGTCGTCCTAGACTTTCTCAGTTCAAACTGTTTCTAATGGCGCTAGAAGCAGCTGACTATGAAATGGCAGCGGCTGAAATGTTAGATTCCAAGTGGGCAGATCAAGTCAAGGGTAGAGCAGAGACCTTGGCCAAGATGATGGCCTCTGGCGATGGAACCTAATGGCAAAACCACTCACACAAATAAACCAAGGAGCTGGTGTACAGTTCTCACTAAGCTTTCTTATCCAGATTTTGGGCACGGTTATTATTGCCGTGTGGGGTTTTTCTCAGTTAGACGCTAGGATCTCTCACGTTGCAAATCAGGCAGCAACGCACAAAGAGAAGCTCCGGGCGATTGAGGCTGATATGAAAGAGAACCAGGACAAACCAATCAGTTCCGATCATGTCCAAAACACTAAGCTATTCGCCGCAGAATTGGCAATGGCTGAAATCAGGGACAGACTACGGGTGTTAGAAGACCGCCTGTATGCTAACAAAACATCTGGAAACTAACTTGGCGTTTTAGAGGAGCGCCTATATGAAAAGAAGGATCAGTGATGAACTTTGATAGTAAAATACCGCTAGCTTTGATTATTACTGTCCTGATCCAAGCGGCTGGGATTATTTGGTGGGTTTCACAGCAAGCACAAACAATTGAAATTCTAAAAGAAGAAATGTCGAGTGTTTCCTCGCGCATGGCCATTGAAGAGACGGTTAATTTAAAGCGTGATGTGCAAGAACACGGCGCTCAGCTAGATGATATTTTAGAAGATTTAAACGGGCTCACTAGGATTAGCAACATGCAGTCCGAGGCGCTACGCCGCATTTCGGTGCTGGAAACCCGAATTGGGTTTTTGCAAAGAAGGCCACAAGGGGCCGGGAGTAGGTAGCAAAATGGATGCAGAGCCGGGGCACGACTTAGAACAGATTATGTGCTTGCGCTGCCTCAAGCTTTGCAAGCCTGGACGCGTTCCAGGAGCGCACTATGTTCATGGACATTTGGCCTGTGAAGATTGCGGTAAAGTTATTGAAGAGTGCTGTACAGGGGAGACCGGATGACTCCGGCGACGATTATGCTGGTGATTGGGTTCCTTGCCCAGTCTCCCATACATGGTTTTATTTTCGTACCAGAAGATCGCCTCGTAGCTCCAACACTTGAAGAGTGCTGGGAAATGGCTGTGTCTATCACACGCGATCCGCGCACTCCGCAAATTGCCATGTGCGTACCGGGTAGGGTGCCAAACGAAAAGAAATTAAATGATGCTGGTAGGACTTTGCTATATAGATGAGATATCCCAGGTCGGAGATGACGGAAAAAACTAAAAGTCCAAATCGTCGCGCGGCTCAGAGAAAGTATTAAGATACTGAAAACGTTGTATAGCCAGATAGCTGATATTATGATATCGGCCATCTTTTTTTTCAAATCACTTCCGTAAAAGTCCGATATCTCATCTATATAGTAAACTTTGTCTTTTTGACTAAACGCCGGTTACCCCCACCCATCGGGGGTGGTACGGTAAATTGTAATAAAAGGGGAAGAGGGCAACCGTGTGACAACATACCAATTCAAGACGCAACCGTATGAACACCAGTCTCAAGCCTTGCACAAAGGAGCAGATGCGCCGTTTTTTGCCTACTTCATGGACATGGGGACAGGCAAAAGCAAAGTGCTGTTGGACAATGTGGGCCTCCTCTTTGAAAGGGGCGACATAAAATGTGCCTGTATCATCGCGCCCAAAAGCGTTTATTTAAACTGGGCCGCAAACGAAGTTCCCTTCCACTTGCCAGAACGTTTTGAACTGGACCTGTTGTGCTGGGCACCTGGGACTTCAAAACGCAACGAAGAACAACGGAAAGACTTCCTTAGTAAGGACGACTCTAAATTAAAAATCCTTCTTATGAACGTGGAATCTTTAAGCACCAAAAAAGGGACGGCGTTTCTTGAAAGGGTACTTCGCGCCCATTCGCCTAACCTTTTAGCCATTGATGAAAGCACCACGATAAAAAGCCGCACTGCTGCACGGACTAAAACGCTGCTTCGGCTGGCCCAGTACGCGAGCTATCGAAGAATTCTCACGGGTTCACCTGTAACGCAATCACCCTTGGACTTATTTACGCAATGTGAATTCCTGGAAAAAAGAAGTCTCAACCAGAACTCCTACTGGGGGTTCCTTAACCGTTATGCAAAAATACAACGTAAAACGATGGGCGCGCATAGCTTTCAACAGGTAGTGGGATACCAAAACCTGGAAGAGCTCAACCAGATTATCCAGCCCTTTAGCTTTCGGGTGCGGAAGGAAGAATGCCTAGATCTCCCAGATAAAGTGTACCAGAAAAGGGAGGTTGAACTAACCCCCGAGCAGAAATCGGCTTACGAAAGCATGAGACGTGCAGCAATGGCCTTCCTAGAAGAAGGGGAGGTAACGGCCAGCACCGTACTGACGCAGCTGATGCGGCTCCAGCAAATTTGCTCTGGGCATGTGAAGAACGACCAGGGGGAAATAATCACTTTCCCTTCCAACAAAATTAAAGTGCTGCTAGAAACGTTGGAAGAAATCGATGGCAAATGCATCATTTGGTGTAACTTCACCCATGACTTGCTGCGTATTGCTGGAGAGATCGAAAAGAAGTACGGAAAAGAAACGTATCGGTTATTTTATGGCGCGGTGAAGACAGAAGATCGGCAGAAGATTGTTAAAGAGTTTCAAGAGCCAGAGAGCCCCTTTCGGTTCTTTCTTGGCCAGCCTCGTTCTGGCGGATACGGCCTTACACTCACCCAAGCCCAAACGGTGGTCTACTTTTCCAACGGGTTCGACCTAGAAATAAGGTTGCAGTCTGAAGACCGGGCGCACCGCATTGGCCAGACGAACAAGGTCACCTATCTAGATATTGTGGCAAAGGGTACTGTTGACGAAAAGATCCTTCATGCCTTGCGTGGAAAGATCAACCTTGCCACGCAGGTCATGGATGAAGGGTACAAAAAATGGTTGGTCTAAAGACAAAACACTGGTTGCCACGCCTTATATAATGGCTAAAATAAACTAAGGCAGTAACACTCGTAGAAAGGAGTTGTGTCATGAGCCTACTAACTATCCTCTCCCTGTTGTTTATAACCGCCCCGATGATTATCGGCGGGTTGATTGTGCTGGTTGCATCGTGACGGTGTACATAGTGCAAGAAATGCGAGGGCGGGATATTTCCAATGCCTTCGAGTTTGGGGAAGTGGAAACCGTTGTCCCTGCAAAGGAACAGGTTACCTCTTCTGTGAGCCCAATCTGTAAAGTGATACAGAAAAAGCTGGGTGGGTTTCAACCTATGAAAGATTACCTTTTATTGTCTGGTGATCCTGTGGTCATTGGCATTGCTTGCGCGTTTGTGAGCGACCTTTCCAGTGGCTTTTTTAGGGTACTGAAATGGGACCGGTTGGAAGAGCACTACTATCCCATCCTTATCGATCTCCAGGGAGAAAGCCATGAGTAGCGACTTAGAAGTCTCCTCTGTGTTAGAGGACATTGACGAACTCTTTAATTCGTTCAGTGACGATAAGCTCGGAACGGTTTCCGCATTAGCGCGTTCACAGCTACGCTTGCACGAGCAGGTGTTGGCTTCTGAAGCTGAAACAAAAAAGCTCAAAGAAGAGCTGCGTTCCATCCAAGAAGACTTGCTTCCTGCGGCCATGATAGAGCTTGGCTTGCATAGTGTGGAGCTCAGGGATGGCAGCAAGGTTTCCGTGAAAACTTTCTACGGCGCTTCTATTAACAAAGAGAGCACTGAAGCCGCGTTCGATTGGTTGAACGGTAAAGGGTTTGGTGATCTTATCAAAAACGTGGTTACGGCAAGCTTTAGCCGTGGCGAAGAAAGCGATGCG